CACCGAACACAACTATCACCGCTGTCTAACCAACCAGTAGATTGAATCCCAGTTCTATGCATCAATCTCAGGACAGGGTCAATATTAGATTCGTATACATGGTACTTTTGAAATTCCCTATTATACATAAAAATCGAGTTAACCTTTCGTCTATGCTCCAGTGATTTGAAATTCAAATGCATGAAGTGAAATTCCTCGTTATTTTGGAAACCCCAAACATCTTTCTGTGTTGTCAGACTGTAACCCGTCACATGGTCTTTCCTCAGCCTGTTGATGTCATCGTATAGACGCTTAACGTCCTGTTGTGTTGTACCCTTTGGAAGTTTTACAAAAAAATATGGATCGAATGTTGTAGTTACACAGACCGACTTACCATTCTCAGTCTTACCGAAGATACTGATTTGATGTTCACCTTCAACATCTCGTGCTTCCCATGTCAGAGCTTGGAACAATACCATATGTATACTATGAGCCAAAATTTTAATATCGTTTATTAATAAATGTCAGCTGCTTTGATTGAACTTGTTTCGGTAGGAGCCCAGGATGTCTACATCACAGGTGATCCCCAAGTCAGCTTCTTCCGTCAAAACTACAAACGTTATACCAACTTCGCCATGAAGCCCGAGCGTATGGATTACATCGGTACCTTCGGTGCTAATAACGAGATTGCTATTCCTATTCGCTCTAAGGGTGACCTCATGAGCTACATCTGGATTGAAGATACCCTCGTTTCTAACGTACAAGATAACCCAGATGGTCTTTTCTCATCTACAGCAAACAACCCCACTGAGTTTGCTTTATGGATTGGTGGCCAGAAGGTCTCCCAACTCGATTCCCTCTTTATTCAGGGTGTACACAACCCCCTCTTGCGTGATAGCCAAGCGAAGTCGTCGATGTGTGCCTCAACTGCGACCCTCAAGACTAATCATGGTGGTGATCACTTTATGATTCCTTTCTTCTTTGGTGAAGATTACACCAAGTGCCTGCCACTCGTAGCGCTCCAGTATCATGATGTCGAGATAAGAATCAAATGCCGTGACGGTTACACACCTGTTGGAACTCCCAAGATTTGGGGTAACTACGTGTATTTAGACACGGATGAACGTAAGTACTTCACCGACACTGACCATGAGATGCTCATCACCCAAACCCAACATCAACTCGCAGCTAAGGAAGACACTGATATTGACATCAGTTATTTCAACCACCCCGTCAAGTCACTCCACCTTGTCTCTGGTAACACCACCGCGGGTGCCGATTGGGACACGGCGTTCAACTTCGATAAGTCTTCCCTTTACATCAACGGTACAGCTTTATACGAAGAAACTTCAGCCCTGTACCACCACACTGTCGTGCCAGAAATGCACAGCACCGACCTTCCCGATGATGTTCTCGAGGATCTTCCCACTTACACGTGGCCATTCTGTATCAACCTCAGCAAGATGCAGCCCACAGGTACATTAAATTTCAGCCGCATCGACAATGCCAAACTCACCATTGTAAACCCCTCAGCTGGCAACCAGCTTCACCGGGTCTACGCGGTCAACTATAACATCCTTCGCATCAAGGATGGTATGGCTGGTGTCGCGTTTGGTAACTAAACCAAACCTAAGTCGTATGTATATAACTTTAAAATCACGTAAAAAATGGTAAAGACGAAAGTTCGTAAAACACCTACTCTTGACGCTGTTCGTGGAGTGAAGTCTCATATTGGTGAGCTTCTTTCACAAATCAAACAAGGTCAAAAGTGGAAAAGGAAATATAAAAAATTGAAAAAAAGAATTACCCAATTCGAACCTAAAAAGGTAGTGGTGAAAGATGATGTCCGTGAAAAACGTATTTATACTATTGCGATTTCCATGATACAAACACTTGGAATAAATGAGGTGGATTGGTTGTTTCGCATGGCCGAGGTCGCCGAGCGGGCTGCAAATTGTCCCGAACTCATGTCCAGACACGCAAAAACTATTGCAGCTGGGGCTCTACACGCATGTATTAAACCTGAATTGAACAAGAGATTCATGCAAGAGAAGATTGGTGTTTCTATACCCACAATTGGTCAAGTATCCAAAATTATTAACCTTATTTAATAATAATGATACCATTCGTATTTATCGGTGGTCTCGCCGCTCTCACAGCCTACACATATTATGGTCAGAATCTCGTGTCCGCCGAAGAAGCCAAGAGACTCATTAAGGATGGTAAGATAAAGAGGGTTATCGATGTTCGTACAATCACTGAATATCGCACAGGACATTACCCTAGAGCGCTTCATATCCCCGTTGATAAGATGAATGAAAAGACCACCACGGAACTCCCTAGGAGGGGATTACTCGTCTATTGCAACACTGGACAAAGGGCCAGATTTGCAGCAGAGAAATTAGAGAGTCTAGGGTTCAAGGATGTGTACTACATCGCTGGACTTTACACCAGTTTACTTTAGAATGTACTTAGTTTTTAATAATCTATCAAGTCTCAGTTTTTCCTTATTCATGAAAATTGTGAGTTGCATAACTTCACCTTCCAAAGTCACTAGTCCATGTGTGGACTTTTGATACTTTGCTATTTGGTCAACCCTAGCAAGGTCCACCGGTGACATCTTCGTATTTGGTGTCTTACTGTGATAGACAGCAAGAACCGCAGCATCCCTCTTCGTCTCCTTTGGAGCCACATCACCTTCATGACATATCACAACATGTGCACCCGGGCATCCAGACACATGCATCCACCAGTGTTTAGGGTCACTCGTCATTGTCAGTTGGTCATTTTCTTTTGCACTCTGACCAACTTGAATTTTGATACCATCATGGGATGTGTATTCAAGCATGATTTTATCTCGTATTAATTCCTTATATGGTATCATATGCACGTCGTGTTACAACCCAGTCCATCATTCACTCACAAGTATAGAGTTACCTTACCAAATAAGAGAGCTATAGACTTTGGTCAGACGGGGGTTCAGTATTTCCCGGACCATCATAATCCCCGTCTTATGCGCGCACAACTTCTTAGAAAAGGGGCTATCCTTCCTAAGGAGCTGCGAATAGAGAGGAATCAGTATGAGATACAAAAGGGGATGTTGAAAATTAAAGACAGTAGAGAAGAAGATTGGGAAGATTTCTTCAGGGCCGATTATTGGGAGAGGTGGGTATTACACACTTACCCTAATGTTGAGGAGGCTAAATTGTATATGACTGTGACTCAAGGTATACTTTTTATGCCTACACCCGAAGATTTATGGTTCGCTAATTGCCGGTAGACCCAAAACCACCTGAGCCACGTTCAGTATCCTCAACGATACTAATCTCCTCGATAGGTGGCGTCTCACAACGCTCTAGAATGAGTTGCGCAATTCTATCACCCTTCTTGATTTCAAAGTCCTTCAATCCATGATTAAATAGAATGACTTTAATTTCACCGGTATAATCTGGATCAATCACACCCGCACCAACATTGATGCAGTGCTTTGCGGCTAACCCTGAGCGGGGAGCTACACGACCGTATACCCCTGGTGGAAGAACCACTGTAATACCAGTTCCTACGATTGCTCTTCCAGCCTGGCTAGGAACCATGGCATCCTCGGAGCTATATAAATCATATCCCACAGAATGATCAGACCCACGAGTAGGCACAATAGCATCGTAACAGAGCTTCTTGACCCCGAGGGACATCTACTTGTATCACGCCTCACATCCTTAAGTCTGTGAGCATCTGTAGTATCGTCTCATGACCCTTCAACTTGGCGTTAGATAGTGGTGTCATACCACTATGCGACACCTTGTTGATATCAGCTCCGGCATCAATCAGTATCTGCACAGTTGTCTCGTGACCGTATTCAGTTGCTGTTAACAACGGTGTCCACCCAATATCATCAGTCTTGTTAATATCCACATTCGCTGTGATTAGAGCCTTCACTACCCCATCATGACCGTTTTGGGCGGACATATGTAGTGGTGTCGAACCATTATGATTACACATATTGATGTCAGCACCCGTCTCGATCAATGCTAGTACATCTTGTACATGACCGAATTGGGCGGCGATTAATATACCTAAT